GCCCGTTCGTTCGCGGCCTTCTTCGTCGCGCGCCCTTCCAGCGTCCAGTCGCGGTCATCGTCTGGGAAGCCGTGGCGCCCGCTGTTGCCGGCGTGGTCATTGATGATGCCCGGCGCGCCACCCTTTGGTCGCATGCAGCGCATCGCTTCCTGCAGGTATTTCGACAGCGACGTGGTGGGGTTCGCGAGTATCGCAGCGTCGATGGTCACGGGTTTGCCGGCCCACGCCGACAGGTCGAACCCTTCGCCGAATAGCCCGACGTTCCACAGCACCTTCGTGTGGCCGTCAGCGTATGCCTGGATGACGCGTTTTCGTTCGGCATCCTCGCTGCCACCATCCAGGTGCGCCGATGGGATGCCGGCAGAATTGAACAGGTCAGCCATGTATCGCGAGTGCGCGACGTTGACGGCATAGCCGACGGTAAGCAGCCCGCTCGCGTTGCGCTTCCAGTGGTTGACGATGTCACCGATTATCTTCGGCTCGCGCATCCGTTCTTCCGCATCGCCTTTCGCAAAGTCGCCCATCTGCTTGCGCGCGCCTTTCATATCGGGCGTGTTGGGCGCGTAGATTTCATATGGCGCCAAGCGGCCCATTTCGATCAGGTCGGCCGTCGTCGGACCCAGCACCATTTCATCGAAGTATTCGCCCAGGCCGGTGCCATCTAACCGCCACGGCGTGCCAGTCAGGCCGATGTGATATGCATTCGGCCACGCCGCCATGATCGCGGCCCAGCCAGCTGCGCCAATATGATGACACTCATCCCATATGACTGCCTTTGGCTCTCGCAACTTTGATAAGCGATTTTTGAGGGTGTCCACGCTACAAATTTGGACTGCCGCATTTATATACATCGGGCGTCCTGCTGCGATAAAAGAGTGCGGCAGCGCGCAATCATTGAACGTGCCGCTGGTTTGCTTCAGCAATTCCTGGCGGTGACAGTTGAAAAACGTCTGTTGATCGCGGCGCGCAAATGCCTGCGCAATGAAAGCAGCAATGACCGTCTTGCCGCCACCAGGCGGTAACACGATCAGTACGCGACGAACACGCCGCAACGCTTGCCCCGTTTCTTTGACCAGTTCGGACTGGTAGTCGCGCAGTTCTATTGTCATTGGTTGGAGAATTCACCCAGTTTCACGATTGTACATGAGAGATGCCTGAACGAGCCAAGCGTAACGAGCGCATGATGATCCTGATGCGTTTGATAATCGATTTGTCGCGCGAAGCATACGCCAGCCGAAACGATGATGACTACTTCGGCGCGAACTGGGAACGCGCTTTACTGATGATGGCTGTTGCGATTGGGCAGATGGAAGGGCGCCCGATGTCAGCATCGAAGATTGCGCAGTATATCGGCGTACCGCGCGCGACAGCTTCGCGTAAGCTTGATGAACTTTCGGCAATGGGGCTTCTCTCAAAAAACGATCAGAAACAATTCGTCATCGTCTCTCTAGACGTGCACGCCCCGCGCTTGGCGCATGCCATCGATGCGATGGAAAGGCTTGTCCGCATGGCATCCACAGAACTGTCCAGATTGGACAGTGTGGCAATTGCGGGGCTGAAATAGGTCAGCGCATATCATTCGCATACGAACGCTGCATCGTTGCTTCATTCGTCATCACTAAGCGTAAATGCTTCACACGCGTTTTCACGCGCGTGTTACGATTCTGTTTCCACGTCACCAACAAGGGAAAACATGAAGCCGGGAATTTACGGGGATATCAGCAACGCCGACTATCACGGCGGCGAAGGGGCGTCGAATTCGATGCTGTGCAAGCTGCAGAATTCATCGCCGCTGCATCTTCACGCATCGCGCACTTCGGCTAATGACAACCAGCCAACTGCAGCCATGCGCATCGGGACCGCATTCCATATGCTGGTTCTTGAACCCGAACTGTTCAATGAATCTTACGTGCTGCCGCTGGTGCTGCCCGAAGATGCGCTGTCCACCATCGATGACTTGAAAGCGGCGCTGAAGGATGCTGGCGAGAAAGTATCGGGCACGAAGGCAGAACTCATCGAACGCCTGAAAGCGGTTTGCCCCGATGCGAAGATCGCCGACGAACTTAAGCAGCGCTACGCCGTCGCGAATGCCGGCCGAACCATCATCAGCATTGAAGAGCGCGACCAGCTGTATGCGATGCGCGATGCGGTTATGGCGCATCCGTCCGCCAGCAAGGTGCTTACCGGCAGCAAGTACGTCACCGAATATTCAGCGTATGCCGTGGACCCTGTGACAGGCGAACTAATCCGCGTGCGGCCCGACTTGTGGCGCATGGATGGCATCGTGGCCGATCTTAAGACGACAGACGACGCCAGCCCAGAAGGGTTCGCACGATCCATCGCAAAGTACGGGTACGACATGCAGCACCCGTTCTATCTCGACACGCTGAACGAAGCGCTGCGACAGTCGAAATCGGACGACTTCGCGAAGCACCCGACCAGCGCCAAGGCGTTCGTGTTTATCGCCGTCGAAAAAGCATTTCCGCATGCCGTCCAGGTGTACGTTCTCGATGACGAAAGCGTGGCGCTGGGCCGCGCGAAGTATCGTGGCGCGCTGGAACGTTACGCGGAATGTCGGCACACGAACACGTGGCCGGGATACAGCGACGGCAGCGTGCAGACGATCAGCCTGCCGCAGTGGCACCTGAAGCAAAACGAACACCTGATTGGCGCCGCGTGATCGTCGTTGAAGCAATTTTCAAGCTGGCTGCCAACTTCTGCATGTTCGCAACAGGTATGTGGGCGTTGATGATGCTGGTTGTAATGACCGGCTTTATCATCGCCATCCTGGCTGCGATTCTTTCTTAAACACGGGGCAAAAACGGAATGAGCATCTTTAAAATCGAAGAAGCCGAACGCGAAGGGGCGCGGCTGGTAATCGGACTGGGCGGCGTGTCTGGCGGCGGAAAGACTTTCACGGCGTTGCAACTCGCCTGGGGCATGGCGAATTACGACAGCAAGAAAGTAGGTTTTATTTGCACGGAAAACCGGCGCGGCCGGCTGTACAGCGATGCGCTGCGCGATGCCGATGGCGTCATTCACAAATTCCTGATTGGCGACCTGCAGCCGCCGTTTTCGCCAGCGCGATACATCGAAGCCATCCAGGCGTTTGTGAAAGCTGGCGTGGAAGTGCTCGTTATCGACAGCGTTTCGCATGAGTGGGAAGGAATTGGCGGCTGCGAAGATATCGCGCACGCGCCTGGGCGCGACGGGCAGGCGCCGAAGAATCCGCGATGGAACGACGCGAAGCGGGAACACAAATCGTTCATGAGCGTGATGCTGCAGTCACCGCTTCACATCGTCGCCTGCATGCGCGCTCGCGAAAAGGTCAAGCTGGTGAAGCGCGAAGGAAAGACCGAGTACGAACCGCAAGGCGTTCTGCCCATCCAGGAAAAGAATTTCACGTTCGAACTAACCGCCAGCCTGATGCTTTGGAATGGCGGCAAGGAACGCGATATCATCAAGTGCCCCGCTGAACTGCAGTCGATTTTCGGCGTCGCTGGCGAAGCCGCGTCGGGATACTTGACGGCCGAAGCCGGCAAAGCGCTGCGCGATTGGGTGGACGGCGCCAAGTCGGTAGACGACGAAGTGAAGCGGGCGCGCGATAGCCTGCAGCTGGTGTGCGAACAGGGCATGGAAGCGCTGCAGAAGGCCTGGAAGGCACTCCCTGCGAAGGTGCGCAACGCCATCGACAAGAAGGGCTGCCCAGACGACTTGAAGAAGTCGGCGCAGGCGTTCGACGCGGCACGCGCAGCAGCGAACGACAACCAGAAGGCTGATGCGCTGAACCAGGCGCTTGGCGTCAATTCATAACCACGGGGAAGCATCACACTATGGCGCAGGCAGCATCACAGCCGAAATACCTTACCGCTTCGGAAGTCTCGGAGCGGTGGGGCCTCGCCGTCAGCACTGGCACGCTGGCGAACTGGCGCACGCAGAAAAAGGGGCCGCCGTATCAAAAGCTAGGCAGCAAGGTGCGCTATCCAATCGCGCAGCTGGAAGCCTGGGAGACGGCGAACATGGTTGCAGCTAACGACAACGAACCGAAATGAGCGCACTGGAAACACAAGTGGGCGGGGACCACTATAAATCCATGCCAATCCAGCCGATGGAATACAGCATGGCGAACGGCCTGGATGCATGCCAGCATACCATCGTCAAGTACGTGACGCGGTTTCGGCAAAAGGGCGGCGTCCAGGATTTGGAGAAGGCGCGGCACGTCATCGATATGCTGATTGAATTCGAGCATAAGAAGGCGAGCAGCGTCGTTTTGGCGTTCGGTGAGTCGGAAGGGTCGGGCGCCGTCGTCTCGCACGCGAACGACAATCTTCGAGCGCCAGACGGCGGCGCATGCTGCAAAGGCGGCCAGGGATGCGCGTGCCATCCGGGATGCGTGCACCGTGTCTGACGATATCGACAAAGCCCAGGCCGCCGAAGCCACCAACACACTGGACGCGCTGGAACGGCAGCGCGTCTTGATGGGCAAGATGCCGCGCCTTCAGGCAATCGGCGAATGCCTGAACCCTCACTGCGCCGAACCGTTCGCGGCGAATGACAACACGCGACTGTACTGCGGGCCTGGCTGCGAAGCTGAGCACGCGAAGCTGCGTCGCGCGTAACACCAGGAAGATTTCACATTATGAAAATGATCGGACTGGCCCGACTGGGCCGTGATGCTGAAGTGCGCTATACAACTGGCGGCGATGCGGTGTGCAATCTCTCGCTGGCGTATGTGTGCGGGCGAAAGAAGGACGGCGAGCAATACCCGCCCAGCCAGTGGATTGACGCCAGCTTATGGGGTAACCAGGCTACAGCGTTGGCGCCGTATCTGACGAAAGGCAGCGTGCACTGCTTCGTGCTGGCAGACGTGCATATCGAAACGTACGAAGGGCGCGACGGGCAGGGCGTGAAGATGGTCGGGCGCGTCGATAGCGTCGAACTGGGGCCGCGTAGTGGTGATGTGCCAGCCAGCGGTGGCAGCCAGGGCGGCGAGCGTCAGCAGCGGCCGGCGTCGAACGGCGGACAGCAACGCCCGCCAGCTGGCGCCACGTTGGATGAAATGGACGACGACATACCATTTTGAAGTAAGCGCATACATCACAAACCCGCTTCGGCGGGTTTTCTTTTGGTCGCATAAAACGAAAAACCCCGCGCTTGGCGGGGTTCTACGTGGCCCGCTTCGGGCCGCCCTCTGCAGGTTTCCTGCGTCATCGGGCAATCACTTTTTAAGGTGTAGGGTGGAAGTCGCCGCACTATCAGGGAGACGATAAAACCCCGAACCGTTCGCGGTTGTTAGGCGCTAACCACCGTCTATTCGTGTGGTCCAGTCCAGCGATGCGTGCCTGTGTCGGGAGTGTGCGACTTCGTGAAACTGCATAGTACATCACGCCGCGATCTTCGTGAGTTGTTTTTTTGCAAAACCGACTTTCGGCTGCACGACGTAAAGCTGCTGCGGCTTGCCGCTTGCCTTCGACACCAGCGCGTCTAAATCGTCCGCCCACTTCTGCAGCATCGCGGTGCGCTCATCTATGTATTGATATCGGTTGTACACGCCGCGCACGGTGTTCTTGTCGGCATGCGCCAGGCACATTTCGATAACGTCAGGGTCCTCTTTCAGCCCGTTCATGTATGTGCTGAACATCGCACGAAAACCATGCACAGTTTCGGTTCCCGCTCGCGTGTTTCGCATCAGATAATTCAGTGATCGGCCGTTGATGTGCTTGGCAGTTCCGACGCCAGGAAACGCGTATCTGCGGCCTTCTGAGAACTCGCGGACGTGCCGCAGCAATTCGACTGCCTGCCGTGACAACGGGAATACGTGCTGCTTGCGCATCTTCATCCTGCAGGCCGGCACTTCCCAGCGTCCTGCGTCAAGGTCGAATTCCGACCACTCGGCGCCGCATGCTTCCTCTTTTCGGCAGCCGGTTAGCACGATCAGCAGCAGGGCCGCCTTGGTGAACGGGTAAGACTGGAACGCCGCCAGGTTCGTCATCCATTGCGGGAATGCCGCAAGCTCCATCGCCACATGGCTGTTTGCGCGGCGACGCTTCAGAAGCTTCGCTGGCGGGACTGGGTTTAGCTCGATCAGCCCTTCGTCAATGGCTCGTTCGAATATGCAATCCAGCCAGCCGCGCAGCCGCTTCGCCACGGTCGGCGCGTGCTTCTGGACGCGCAGCAGAATGCGCGAAACGTCCTGGCGCTTGATTTCGGTCACGCTGGTTTTTTCCAGTTCTGCCAGGTAGGCACCAATCGCCCAGGCGCGCTGCTGCTTCGTGCGCTTGCTCAGTTCTTCTGCCGTGTCGTCCATCCAGTTCTGGCGGACGACACCGAACGCACCAGCCTGGGCCACGACTACGGCGCGGGCCGCTTCGCGCCGTTCGTCCTGGCGTTCGTGAACCGGGTTGATTCCTGCCGCCACTTTCTCGCGCGCCGCCTGGTGCAGCTCCCTGGCAGCGGCCAGCGATACGTCGGGATAGGCGCCGATGGACAGCAGCCCTTCGCGCCCGTGTACGCGGAATTTGTAGCGCCACAGCTTCGAACCGTTCGGCTGCACCAGCAGATGCAATCCGCCGCCGTCCGTCAGCTTCACGGGCTTGTCGGCAGCCTTGGAGTTGCGCACCTTGGCGTCGGATAGGGCGCGGGCGAATGAATCAGTCATTTAGGATACCCCCAGCGATACCCCCTTGCGGGGCGAATACCCGTCTTTGTAATCGCTTGCGAATTTTCCGGCTAGACCGGAATCTTACGGCGGATCAATTACTTATAGTGACGGGCGGTGATGCCCCTTGACGCCCAGTGAACCCTATGAACCTTGTGCTTTGGAATATCAAAGGCGTCGCAAAGCCCTATGTTTATAGGGCCTGCGCGCGATTAGGTCAACCCGATACCCCCAGCGATACCCCCAACCAAAAGTCATTCACGCGCACTCATTACGTATCACTGTCGTTCGCGTCGCCCGCGTTGTCGCTGGTGTCGCCGTCCGTCGCGTCGCTGATGTCGTTCTGCTGGCTGGCGTCGGGCTGTTCCAGCTCGATCTGGCAGCAATAGCCATCGGCCCCCAGAATGTGTTCTGCCGTCTTAACTATCCACGTCGTCGGGATGCCCGCGCGGAAGCTCGTCAGCGTCACCTGGCATTCTGCCCCCACGTTCGGGTCGCCTGGCGCCGTGATGTGCATCGTCTGCAGCGCGCGCGAGCGCTTGGACAGTTCAGCCTGAGCCGCCGCCACGGCTTCTGCCTGGGTCTGAAAATACTGTTTGATGCGCCGCACAGGTTCGCCGCCGCCCACGCTAACGATGTGGCGCTTGGCAAACTTCACGGCATGGTAATAGGCCACGACAGTGCCGGCCGATTCTCGCTTCTGCTGATTGAAGTGCCAGCGCGTCGCGACGGTTTTATCAATGGTGATCGGCGTAAGCGTCTGGCCGCTCGCGCTCTTGAACTGGCCGCGCTTGGCGAACACCAGCTGGCTGCCGGCTGGCTTCACCACGGCGTCGTACTTCTTCGCGACGCGCAGCAGCATGTTCAGGTCCGATTCGTCCTGCTGGTCCACGTGCGGCAGCGCGATGCTGGCGAGCGACGCCGCACACACGCCGGTCATGCCGTGTTCTTTTGCCACCTTCTGGACCATCGCGCCGATGGTCGTTCCAGCCGACCAGCTTCGAATCTTGTGCGTCTGCAGATGGAACACCCCATCGTTGCCGGCGTCGTACGATGCCGCGCGAGCTCGGATAATCATTTGCTCGGGTGGCCCCAGCAGTTCCAGTTCGTCAACGATGAACGAACCCATTTTCGACAGCGCGCCGTCATAGCCCAGGTACACGTCCAATTGCGCGCCAGTCGGCGGCAGCGTGATTGGCTGCGTCGGGATATGGTCTGACAGGGTGATTTCCACCATGTCGCTGGTTTCGCCCGTTTCGTCCGTCAGAGTGAGCGAAACGAACCGCTGCGCGATGGTGGCCGTGATGTCGCTGCTGTTCGCGACGATGCGGTACTGCGGCTGAACTGGGTTCGCCATGTTAATCCCAAAGCTTCACGGCTTGGTTCGTGTTGTTCGTCGCGATCACTGGCAGCGTGATGACGACGCCGGCCGGCAGGATCGGGCCGTAATCGGACAGACCATTGTTCGCCGCCAGCAACTGTTCGACCACCAGGCCGTCCAGCGTGCCGTAATAGGCATAAGCGATGGCATCAACCACATCGCCGTCCTTCGTGGTGTAAGTCGTCGTCGCCATGTTTATATCGCGCTAATTGCGGCGCCCAGCAGCGTGCCGCTAAGGTCTGGCAGCAGGCCAACTTGCGCGCCGTCGAAATACTGCAGCGTCACGCTGAATTCGATTTTCTTAGGCTGCGCGGCTGCAGCGAATATGCTTTTCTTTTCATCCACGCGCGTGATGACCCAGCGCCCATACACTGTGCCCATGCCATCGATAAGCAGCAGCGGCTGGCCCTGCGCCGCCAAGCCGCGCAGAGTTTTCATCGCGTTCGTGCTGCCCTTCCATTCGGGGAAGATTACGCCTGGCAGCGTGATCGTATCGTCACCAATGCCGACGAACTGACGTGCCTGCGCCTGGCCGAACAGCGCCTGCGCCGGCCATTTGTATTCCGTGCTTCGCTCGATTTCCTGGGGCACTGCGACGTTCAGCGAAAACCGGAACGTGCCCAGCATAAGCATGGGCACATAGCCGGATACAAAGCTGCCTATGCTCATTGTGATGCCCCGTCGAACATTATGCTGCGACTCTTGACCGCCTGCCGCTTCTGTATCTCGCGTGTGAAGTCATTCGCAAGTGCGGTGCCGTCCTGCGGGTTCTGCGCGTACACGTTGATGGTTTGCACCTTCACGCTGTTGTCAGTGCTGCCGCCGCCACCCGATTTCTTGCCAGCAAGCGATGCGGCGATGTCGGCATCAGATTTGCCAGTGATGCGATTCCAGCCTGCAGACAGAAAATCGCCAGCAGATAGGTGCGCAGACGCGGCCCACCAGTCGCCGTTCGTCACGTCGGCGATGCCTTGCTTTTTGTCCACGTCGGGCAGCCCTGCGGCCTTCGCTGCCGCCAGCGCTACCTGCGCCAGGCCAAGCGCCAGGCCGAACTTTCCGATTAAGCCCAGCACGCCGCCGCCTGCCTTTGCTGCTGCGCCTTCTACGCCGCCCAGCGCCGAAGTCAGAGACGTGACTTCGGCCGCCGCCCGCGCAAGCTTCACGGCGGCGATAGTTTGAAGGACGCCATTTGCAACCAGGAGAACAGGCGCGGCGACGGCCAGCCCGACAGCCAGGGCGCCAAGCCCTTCCACGACAGTTCTGAACAGCGCCGGATGCTCTTTGGCGAACTCGTTGACGCGCTCCAATGCGGTCGCGGTCTTTTCCATCGCCGAAGCGAATTTCGGCAGCAGGACGGCGCCCACGCGCGCTTCAGCATCGTTTAAACGTGCTTGAGCATTACCCATCTTGCCGGCCGATGAATTCTGATTGGCGGTGTCGGATGCGGTGATGCCATTCGCCTGCAGGACGTTCTGGCGGTCGCGGTCGATGCTGGTGCGGTTCTTCAGGCGCTGAAACACCATGTTCGTGGCGTTCGTGTTGGACGTGATGGACGCCGCGAACGCCTGCACGGCGGCATCGTCATCCAGGTTTACGCCCTGGCGCTTCGCCAGCGGGACCAGGTACTTTTCAACCCATGCCTGCTGGTCTTGAATGAACAGCCCGTGGTTCACCAGCGCTTCGGGGCTGTACTTGTCAACCAGGCCGTTTTTCAGCGTCACCTTTTTCGGATCAAGCAGGCCGTCCTTCAGCATGTTCGTCAGGTGCGATTTGTCCTGGTGGCCGCCTATCCACGCGTTATTCAGCGTGGACAGCGCTTTACCGTAGCCAGGCGCGCCCAGCGCCTGCATCAGGAACGTGTCGCCGAAGAACGCTTCATCGGTCGCCGCAACGCCGGCAGCTTTGGCGCCGCGCTGCGCCGTCAGCAAATCAGCAGCGGTCAGCTTCCCCTGTGAACCGGTGATGGCCTTGAACGCCCAGTTCATCTGCTTTCGCATTTCTGCCGGGTTGGTGGCGCCCCCGCGCTCGTCGGCGATCTTCGCAAGCGAATAGGCCGCGTCATCATCGATTTCATGGCCGGGGTGCGAGCGGTTGTACAGCTGCAGCCCAGACTTTGCCGCCAGGGCAGTGGGCAGCGCTTCGATGGCGTGCGATGCGCTGCCAAGCGATGCGCGCAGCTCGCCCACAATCTTGGTGGCTTCGGTCACCGAAACGCCGAACTGCTTTGAGCTCTGCGCGGCCGAAATCATCTCGTCTTGCTCTTGCTTCGATGCGCCAGAGTTTCGCAGGACGTTGACGGCGTTTTCGCGCTCGATTGCCGCGCCGACTGTAGCGCGTCCAACCAGGCCAAGCGCGCCAGCGCCGACAGCCGAATAGCCTGCGGCAGACTTCAGATAGCCGCCGACTTTGCCGGCCGTTTCCTTGAACTGCATCGCGTTTTTCAGGCGCGACTGCGCGCGTTGCGCGCGCTCGATTTGCTGCGTCAGCTTCGCATAGGAATTGCGCAGGCCGTCCACGTCTTTGCCGGTTCGGCCGAATTCTTGGATGGCTTTGCCAAGCAGCTTCTGGCGCTTCGTCAGGTCGGTGATGGCCTTGCCGACTTCGCCAAGCTTGCCCTTTACTTCTCCGAACGCGCCTTTCAGGGTTCCAGAGATTGCGCCGCCGATGGTGATAGTTGCGGACAGCCGCTTATTCGTCGCCATAGGCGTTCGCTATTCCTCTGGAAGTCCCTCAAGCCACCATATGAACCGGCTTTGCCGCATTCCTAAAATTTCCGCCTCAGACCAGCCCGTATGACTGGCAAGCTTCAAAACGCCGCTGCGGATGGTGTCGGCGCTTAGTCGATAAAATTTGCGAACGCCGCCTGCAGGCGCAGATAGTCGCGCACGGGAAGCTTGCGAAGATCGGCCGGCGCAACGGTGCACAGATTGCTGAACAGGTGAACTTCCTTCACCGCTTCGCTGCCGCGCACGTCGCCGCTGATGATTTGGTCATCCACGGACGGTTCGCGCATCGTCAGATACGACAGCTTGGCGCCGTTGACTTCGAACGGCTTTGACAGCGTGACAATCATGCTGCCGTCGTCGCCAGGCTTCAGCCAGTCAGGGTCTTTCTTCGCGCTCATTGCTCACCTGTTGAAAATCGTTTTTGAATGCTGGCCGGTCTGTGCCGGCCAGGTGTTCGCTATTACAGGCCCAGCGCCGTGCGCATTGCCGCCAGCGTGTCGGTGCCGTTGATAGACGCGATCATGTTTTCCACGTCGATTTCGGTAACGACCGTCGTGCCGTGCGTAAGCTTGTAATAGTTCAGTTCCATCGTGGTCTTGAGGTACGGAACCTTGCCGGCTTCCCACGTGCCAGGGTCCTGTTCGGTCACCTTGCCGCGCATGTTCATGATGATGGGCGTCACGGTGCCGTCGAACGATTCGAGCGCGCCGCGAATGGTGAGCGGCACGCTTGCGCCTTCCACCACGCCGAACAGCGCCAGCACGTCGGGGTCGTACGCGATCAGCGAGAAGTCGGACACCAGCCTTTCCATCCCCACCGTCACGGCGACGGGCGCCACCATGCCGCCGCCCCGGAATTCTTCCAGCTGCTGCGCAAGCTTCGGCGGGTTGACCATCTGAACCTGGCCGGCCATGCCGCGACCGTCCACCCACAGCGTTAGATTTTTCAGTACGTCGCGTGCGGCCATTTGCCCAGGCTCCTAGTTTTCGCGAGATTGTAGCAGCAGCCGCGCCAGGCGCGGCCGTCGTCTTAGTTCGGTGCGGTCAGGCCGGCGAACACCGTCTGGATATAGTCATCCACGATATACGACGTGAACGTAATATCTTCGGCCGGATACACGGGCGTCCACTTGAAGTCGAAATAAATCTTGCCGGCTTGGATGTTCGAATCCGAGTTCAGGTTTGCATCTGCCCAGCACGTGCCGCCAAGGATTGCGCCTTCGGTCGTCAGGTCGCGCAAATCAGCGTTCACGTACTCGATGACTTCAGTAACGTAATTCTTGGTGATGCCACGATCAACCGCCCATAGGATGGCTTCCTGAAGGCTGTCGTTGATAATGTCGTTCACGCGCGTGACGCACAGGAAGGTGCCATCCGTTGCGCGGTTTCCCCAGAGGCGATAGCCCTGCTGGCGAACGATGGTCGCAACGTTCGACTCGTTCAGTAGGTTGGCGGCTGAACTCGGGTCGCCCAGCTTGAAATCGATGGCGCGAGCCGTGGCCTGTACGCCATTCAGTTGCTGGTTCGACGGGGACCACCACCAGCCGTTCGCGTTGTCGTTCTGGGCAATCAGGCCCGCAACTGCCGCGCTGGAATACGACGTAATCAGGTCACCGCTTCCGTTCGTCTTTACGAACTGCGGATCGACCATGTACACGCGACCGTTCACGAAGTCGCCGGCCGCTGTGATGGCATCCGTGTTGTTCGTGTTCGGGCCGTCCTGGATGATGACGGCGCGAATGCGCTGCGCAACCGGGATCAAGTCGGACACGACGGCATTGCCGGCCGTGCCGATGGTCGCCGCGAATACGGCGCCAGTGCCGGTTCCAGCCGAAGCAGGCAGCGCGAACGATGGCGCAGCGGTGTACGCGCCGCCAGAATTCTGGATTGCCGTGGAAACCACCGCGCCGTTCGCCACAGTCGCCGTTGCGACAACGCCGCTGCCGCCAGTGCCACCCGTGGCAACCAGCGTATAGGTGCCGTTCGTGTAGCCTTCGCCGCCAGCCGAAACGTTGATGGCGATGACTCCGCCCGCCACGCGCTGATGCGTGAAGCCAGGCGCGATCAAAATGCGCGGCGTGAAACCAAGGATCGATTGCGAAGCCAGGAAAGCCTGCAGGCCAAGATATTGGCCGGTGCTTGCGTTGACGCCGCCCAACACGTTAGCCAGAATCTGCTGTGCCGTATCAGGCATGGCGGCGGTGCCACCATCGACGCGCACCACGACGATGACCGCGCCCGCTTGCTTCAGGATCGAATCAACCGCGTCGGGGAGCGTGCCGGCGCCGCTGGTCAGGTCCGTTACGGTAGTGTCCAGGCTCGCCGCAATTTGCGCGCTGCCGGGGATCAATACCGGCGTATTCAGCGGGAACACAGTGGGGTCCGCATTCGGCGCCGTACCAATGATGCCGATGATGGACGTTGCCACGGTCGTGACAGGGTTCGCAGACGTGCCGCCGTTCAAGACTTGGGCGCCATGCAGAAAAGTAGTCGTCATTTTTGCTTTGGGTCCTTAGAGGGCGCAGCCCAGGAATTGGCGGCATTTTCCCGCGCGATGCAGCGGGTTTCCTCTTGTGGGTTCTGCCGCAAAAAAGCCGTCCCGAAGGACGGCAAACAGGGGCGCAGCGAAAATCGTTTTAGGTCTTGATAATGAAGTTCATCACGATGGACGGCTGCGCGTTGTTGTGCGCGTTGCCGCTGCCCTGGCTGGCGTTCGTAAGCGTGATGCCGGTGGTCGTCGCGACGGTCGAAAGCCCCGTGGAACTGTACGCCGCGCCGGATACGCTGCCTGCCTGCGCGCCACCGCTTGCCGAGTTGTTGATACCGTTCGGGAGTTGGTGCTGGTGCCCGTTATCCGTCAGCGTATTCGCGTGCGTGTGCGCGGGCATTTGCGCCGTACTAAGCGTGACGGTTTCAGCTCCGCCAGATGCGCCCAACAGCGCGCCGTTCACGCCGCTGCCGCCGCTCGTTATGCGCCCAGCCGCCGCCGTGCCCATCAGGTCATGACCGACGCCGACGCGTCCGCGATGGTCAGGGACGTTGAACGTCGTGGCGCCGTCGCCTACTCCATACGGGGCGACGCATACCGCAACGCCGGAATTGCTCGCGGTCGCGGCTAACGAAAGCGTGATCGAATTGCTGGTGACAGCGCTGATGATCGCGCCAACTGGAATTCCATTCCCGGAAATCGGTGCCCCCACAACCGACGTGGGCAGCTGCGTCAGGTCCTGAGACACGGAAGAAATCGTCTGGCTTCCGTTCGCCAGGGTGCCCGTTACCGAAATCGCGAGCGCGGCGAACAGCCTGGCATACGTCGTGCGACTGACCGCCGCACCGTTCGCCCACAGGTAGCCTGGCGGCAAATTAAGGCCCGCGAATTTGCTGATTACTCCTGGTGCTCCTTCCAAAATATCATCGGCGAGACTCATACCTTTCCTTGGTTGTGGTTTTTATATTCCTGCAGGTTGGTCCAGGTCTAATCGTTACGCCGGGGCAACCCAGTTGACCGACTGCGCCGCCGCAGCGGTAGTGGCGGCGCTTACCTGAGCGGTTAGCGCCGCAAGCTGTTGCTGGCAGGCGTTCAGCCAAGTCACGAAGCTCGCGATTACCGCCTGCGCCTGCGCTTGCGTATGCGGCTTCATCGACCATGCGCCGCCCGCCTGACACCATAGCGCCCCACCAGATGCGCTGCTTGCGACAGCGTTCTGGTTGGCCTGGTCGGTCAGCGTGCTCGGATAGCCGCTTGCTGTGCCAAGCGCATTCGACTGAAAGCCGCTCGCGATTGCAGCCTGGCACGCGGCGTAGAGCGCCGAAGTCTGCGCGGCCTGCGCTTGCGCGAGTGTCAACGGCGGGTTTTGAATCGCTGCCGCCTGGGCGTCAGTGATCGATACGGAGCCAGCCGGCAAAAACGCTTCGCCGCCGTTCGCGATATCCGTATCGCTAAGGTAATGCAGGCCGCCTTGAGTGTCTTGGAAGAATGCCATTTTGTGTTTTCCTTAGCGAAGCTCTGCCCATATAGGGGTCGATGCCGTACCGGTTGATGCCTGCACGCTGTATGAAAAGCCCGGTGGCACGATGAACGTTATGGACGAATCGCCGCCGCCAGAAGGGACTTGCGCGCCGATAAACACCTGCGTGCCGTTGAGATAGCCGTATAGGGCTGACGCCCCTGCGGACATGACGCCATACACATTCACGACAATCGGCTTGTCCGTCGTGTTGTAGTACGTCGTTCCGAATGCGCGGCTTGCACTCACTAACTGCGCCGTTTGCCCGTATCCCAGGCTAGTCAGAGCGGCAAGCGCCTTGCCGCCAGAACCCTGAACAAGTGTCGGCGCAGTGGCCCACGTGCCCGCAGTGGCTTCGGTGATTTCCACCATGCCGATGACACGATAAGGGCTATTTGCCGCGACAGCTGCCGCCGAATAGATCGTGCTGGCCGATGTCGCGCCGGCGCTAATCGTCGTCGGGCTGATAAGGTTCGTTTCATCCAGAACCAGGCCGCCGGCAAGGTTTGCCACGCACAGAACGGGCGCCCCAGCGTTGTACGCGACCATTAAAATCACCGTGGCCTGCTGGCCTGCGACGGTGCCCAGTGTCGCGCCTGATGGAACCGTCAGCGACAGCGCACCAATCGCGGAAGCCAGCATCCACACAGGTACGCCGCTGGTAAGCGCGGGATTGCGAAACTGAACCGGCCCAACGGGCGTAAATCCCAGCGTCAGCGCGCTGGACGCGACCGATGCGCTAATCGACTGCAGCGCTGCGGGAATGGTCGCCGTCGTCGCCACGTTCGTGCTGCTGTCGCCCGCGGACGGCGTCACGCCTGTGCTGCCGGCTGCGAGACCCAGAGGGCCGCCCATCGTATCGCCAGACTTCTGCACGGCGTTTGCGACGGTGAACGAGTTGAACCGATAGACGTTGTACACGTCCGTCGATGCGGCAGGCTTCACCAGCGTGACGGTCGGGCTGGTCGGCGCCGTGTAGTCGTTCGTCGGTTCAAGCAGAATACCGTTCTTCTCGATCATGATGGCGCCAGGCGAATAACCGCCAGGGACCGTCATGCTGGTGCCGGTGAACGACGCGATGGGAACGATGGTGAACGCGGCCTGGCCGGCCTGCGCGCTCGCGAACGATGCCGTGGCGCCGTCGCTCATAACGATGGTGGCAACGGGACTGCCAGACGGCTGCGGCAGAATCACGCCTGCGCCGCCAGCAGGCTGCACGGTGATATTGTTCGCGCCACCTTGCTGGTTGTTGATGATCCACTGGCCCGTGACGCCGGCAGGCAGCAGCAGGGTAATCGGCGCGGTGGGCGTGCCCGTCAGCTTCAGCATGGCGCAGCCGTATTGCGCAGCCGTCAGCGTGATGTTCGCGCCCACGCTTACGCTGATCGTTGCCAGGCCGTCCGTTGCGTTTGACACGGCCGCCATGTTCGCGGCCTTCGTCGTCGTGTCGCCGATTGGCGCGGTCGGAATGCGCGCGTAACCGCCAGTGACGGCCTGCGCTACCCATGCGCCGCCATTGCTCGCGTTCAGTTGCAGGTTCAGCTTGGCGCGAACGATTGCGCCGACAGGCAGTTCGCCGCCAGCCATCGCGACGTGATCGCCGCCATACAGCGGCAGCGTCGATGTCGTCGGGTTCGCGCCTGGTGCACCGTATTGAACCTGAAGGTTCACTGCGCCGGGGTTCAGGTTTGCGACGCGGAAAGTGACTTCCATGCCATCGACAAGCGCGGGCGGAATCTGCGTCAGGTTCAGCGTGATCGTGCCGGCCGCCGCGCTGCTGTCGGTGATGAACTTCAGCGCGCCGTCCAGCAGACGGTTCAGCAAATAGCGCGTGCGGTTCGCGAGATTGCCAAGCGGCGTATTCATTACGCCAGTCGGGCCGCCTAGCGCCGCGTCCGTCGTCTGATACTGATAGACGCCAGAATCATAGCTGTCGTTTTCGGTGATGTTCGCCATTATTGCGCCAGTCCAAGGTTATATGAGCCGTTCAGCAGGACGCTTCCATCCAGCAAGAATGCAGCTTCAGAAAAATCGAGTGCTTCCAGATAACAGCGGGCAGGGGCCGTATCGGCGAGAATTCGTTTCACCTGGCCCACCTGGCTGTTCGCAATCGGCTGCGCCAGTTGCACGCGATACCAGGCCCACTTCGTCGGATCGCCGAAGTAATCTTCGCCGTTCAGCATGCGCGAGCCATCCAGATACCAGGCGCCTGCGCCTTCCACGATGGTGGCGCCAGGAAACCCAGCCGCAGCCAGCGCGGTTTTTATCGATGCGACGGTGCCCTTGATGCGGTGAACGCTCGCGCTCATCGCGATTACCGCGCGCTGCGTCGCTTCAGGCCAGCTGCTGTCCCATTCGTTTACGCGGAATGCCCACGCGAGCCACGGCAGCAGCGCAACGGGGCACGTCTGCGGATTCCACATAGAACGCACGGGCACAGGCACATCTGAAATGCGCGACGTGGTGCCTTCCATGCAACGTTCAAATTCGTTCGCGTTGTATGGAAGTAGGCTGGTTTCCGTGTCGTTCGTGTAATCAAGTGCCATAGCCGCCATTCACCAAAGTGATGCCGGTGCAGTACGATGCCTGCGTGGCGCTTGTGTCCAGGTCGGCCGTGATGCCAGGCGCGTTCAGTGCGACGTTCACCACGCCGGCCTGCTTCAGCGCGGCGTATAGGCCAGCAACTGCGACCGTGTACCCGACGCGCTGGCACGCATTGGCGTACGACTGCGCAGCAGCCTGCGCGAGCGCCGTCACCGTGTCGGTATCGACGCTTTGAAAGAACGTCAGCGTGGCATTGATGGTGTAAGGAATGACCGTCGCGCCAATCACTTCCACCGTGTCGCATAGCGGGCGCACCGTTTCCGAGTTCAGCGCCGCAGTGACTGCATCCAGGGTTGACTGGGGCGGCGTGCCATTGCCGGTTTGCGACAGCACCGTGACGCGCACCGTTCCAGGCGTCGGGCTGTCAATGTTCGCATCCAGCACGTCGGACGATGCCGATTTCGTCAGCGACAAATACATGCCGCTGGGGCCTGCGCACGTGAATGCTTCCATCGCCAGCTGGATGCGCGCACGATATGGGCCATCCTCTTCCATGACGGCCGGCGTCGGCGGCACGGTCGAATCGTTTTCAGGCGTGATCGTTTCGCGCGCACAATCGTAATTCGCGCCGATTTGGTCCAGGTCTGGGCCTACGGCATAGGCGAGCATGACGCCCTGGCACGCTTCGTTCATATCCTGGCGCAACAGCAGTTCGCGATACGCGCAAACTTCAATGATTAGATACGCCGGGTCTGACTCAAGCAGCGCGGTGAACTCGACGCCGGCAGCCAGCGCGCGCGCCTGCAGGTCGGCCAGCATCGAAGCCACGGTGGCTTCAAAATCCAGCTGCTGCACAATGGTAGGCGCTGGCAGCTGCGAAAGGTCAACGGTGGATATTGTGGCTGCCATCAGTTCACTTGAATGCCGTCAATCGTCACGGGCTGGCCGTTTTCGGTATAGATGCCCACCAGGCTGATTCCGATTTGGCCAGGCGCTGCGCTGGTCGCGATAACCTGCGTCACCTGAATGCGTGGCTCCCAGGTCTGTAGCGCGTCCACCGTCGCGGCGTAGATATCGGTAATCGTTTCGGCGTTCATTGGTGCGTCCACCAATTCTGGCAGACGGCTGCCGTAGTTGCGACGCATCACACGGCTGCCAAGCGGCGTCGTGAGAATGTCAGTGATGGACTGGCGCAGATGGTCCAGCCCCGTCAGCCATTTGCCGGTGGATGCGTCGGTGCCGTTCATGCCGCCATTCTCGACGGCATGCCGGGGTGCTTCCTCTTGTGGGTTCTGCGCTTAGTCTTGAGATGTGGTCGTCGCGGCGTTCGAACCTTGCGCGGTGTGGTGATGCGACTTCAGGCCGATGCCGTCCGCCTTCACGTCGCCGCCAGTAATCTGGATGCTGCCCGCGAACGTCGAAACCGCGCCGGATGCGCCCTGGCCTTGCACGGCCATCGCGCCTGTCACGCCAAGGTTTCCGTCCACCTGGACGTTCCCGGTCATATGCGTTTCCGGCGTGTTCAGCGTCACGCTGGTGGGCGCGTTGATGGTCGCCACCAGGCAGTTCACCACCACATTCCCGTTCCCGGAAACGCTCACCGTCAGGGTGTTCGTGCTGCTGTCGTACTCGACGGTGCTGCCATCTGGGTACTGCGTCATGTCCACGTTCGGGTCCGTGGATGGCGCGGGCATGTTCGTTTGATAGAAGCCGCCCAGGAAAAAACCGTTTGTGGTTTCGCCGCCAGGTGCAAACACGATGCCTTGTTCGCCGACGACGGGCGCGGACCATTTCGCCGTGGTGCCGGCGCGGCCCGCGTGCCACGGGATCGGCTCGGTATCCAGGCCGCCAGTGGTGCACGTGACACGCGGCGCCGTCGGGTCCGACAGGTCCACGCCCGTGACAGTCGCCCAGCGAAACAGCGCCGCCATCTTGCGATACGTTTCCGACAGGTCGTAACTCATTCCGGCGTTTCCTGGTCGGTAAATGGATCAGGCGGGAAATCGTTCAGCTGTTCGACGGTCGTCGGGCTGATGACGGTGGGGTCAGTTTCCAGCGGCACATAGTCCTGGACGTACGGCGTCCCGACTTCAGGGTAAGTGCCAACCATCACGCCAGCGCCATAAGGTCCTGCGGTGCCGTCCGCCGAAGTCAGCGGCGCGCTGGTGTCTACCCACGCGTTATTCCCCAGGTACAGGCCCTGCGTCCACTCGACGCGCCAGACTTCATATTCATCCAGGCGCGGGTCGAACTCGTCTGGGTATGCGCCGATAACCTGCGCGGCGTCCGTGACAATGCCCGTCCAGCGGCGCAGATACAGCCACGCGGCGAACGCCGACGCGAACAGGCGAATTGCCAGCTTCACGTTCGGCGTCTTGAATCCCATGATGATCTGCGCAGAGAAACGCGCAGTTACCGCCAGTTGGCCGGTGCCCACGTCCAGGTCGGGTTCGCCTTCGAATTCTTCCAGCGTCAGCAGGATGGACGGGATGGGAATGCTTTTGCGTTCTTCGGTTCGGTAGAACTCGACATTCGCAAGCGTCGGGTACTGCGTCTGAATGTCAGACACAATGGCCGCGTGCAGCGCGGACAGGTCAAGAAATGCATTCGGGTCTGTCGGCGTAGACATTACCGCTCCCCAATGTTGTATTTCACGCGCGCGTGCAGCTCGCGTTTGAACAGCGGCCAGAAAATCGCTTCGACGTGGACGAAGATTTTATCTTCCACGAACACGTCGGCTTTGTCCTTCACCGCGTACAGTTGTTCTTCGACAGCCAGGCGCGCGCTGCCCTTGCGCTTCAGGATGGTTTTGCCGTTCGCATATTTGCTGGCAGCGACGAACGCGCCAGGGTAGTTCTGCCCGCGAAACGTGGCGCCGTCTGCGGTTTGCTTCGGCGTGCCCTTAAGCCACGAAATCGGCATATCGTTTAAACCGTACCAAAGCTGCACGCCTTCGATGCCAGCGCCGCGCCGCAGCTTCAGTGACTTCAGGCGTTTGCGCAGTGCGTTGACGCGCTTCAACTGCAGTTCGTTCTTCAGTCCCTTCGATGACAGGGTTCGCAGGGCGGATGCCGTGCGACGCAGTGCGCGCGAGAACGCGTATTTAATCTGCTTCTCGGATGCCCCCAGTTCGTCGCCGATGGCCTGCAGGTCCTTCCATTCAATATCGAAGTGGATCATTGCACATCGGGCGCAAGCTGCAGCACTTCCATGCCGGTGCCATCGGGCTGCGGGTACGTCAGGATACCGAACGTGGCGAACACGGTCACGCCATCGGCCTGATACACCACCAGGTCATCGCCGCGATGCACGTTCACGCACGTGCCTTCTACGCACGTAAATTTCGGCTTCGTGGTGTCCTGCTGGTATTCCTTCAGCTTCGCCAGTTCATACGGCCCGTCATAGATGCCGATGATATTGAGCGTGCCCCCAGCCTGGTACTGGATGACTGCCTTCACGGCAAAATCATCCGTATCCACGAAATCGGCGGGATTGTCCCAGGCTGGGTGCGGCATGGCTTAGTGCTTCGTGCCGATCATTTCGACGCCGTACGTCACGCCAGGCGTCGTGCCCGCCAGCGTGTTGACGACGCGCACGTATGCCTTGAACTGGTCCAGCGAAACGAATTGCGTCTGGAAGCTCGCGCCAGCGTTCGTCACCTGATTGAACGATACTGCGGTATTCGTCCACGGGTCGGTCACGCCGTTGTCGTTGCTGTGCTGCAGCGTCACGGTGCTGGTATTGCCGGCCGCGTTCGTCGCCGACGAATTCAGCACCACCCAGCCGTCGCCTTCGACGCCTTCGATGTTGACGCCGGGGCCGGTGTCGGTCGCGGTGATGGCGGCGGCGGCGCGCAATGCGAGAATGTTTTTCATTTCGGTTCAGTTCCTGAGTTTATGCGGGAAGGGTGAAACGCTCGGGAGTTGCTTACGCCGGTTTCGCGGCTTCAGCTTCGGGCGCGGCCGGTGCCGGGGCAGGCGCAGCGGGCGCGGGCTTCGCGGCTTCAGCTGCAGCCTGTGCGGCAGCGGCTTGCGCAGCGGCGGCGTTGTTCGCGACGACGGGCGCAGCTGGCTGCGTCAGCAATTCGGCTTTGCCCAGGCGAAGCAGGGACTTCGCTTCGTCGTCGGTCATTTCGAGTTTCGTGCCGGCGCGCACCAGGGCGCCATCGATGACAGTGGCCGCCGTCAGCTTGATAAGAACCGTCGATTCGGTGCTCATGAAATTTCCTGGTTGGTTGTGAAAAAGGGCCGCCGAACTGGCGGCCCTTCAGGCTTACGCTGCGCCGTCGATTAGGTCGGGGACGGCTGCGCGACCGTGTTCGGCGTCGCCGTCTGGCTGCCGTAGCAGAACGACTGCAAGTGGCGGATATTCATGTCCACGTCCTGGAACACAACAATCCGCGTGCCGCCGCTGCTCGACAGCGAGTACGGGTCCACCAGCATGTCCAGGCCCGACCACATCGCGACGATGTAATCAGCCCAGTTGCCGAAGAACACATCGCCCGCGTTGACTTGGTTCGTCACGTCGGTGGCGTAGCCGTTCACCGTGTTGCCGGGTTCCCAAATCGCGCCGCCCTGGCCCACGGTCGCGCCGCCAACACCAGCCGGGAACTTCAGCGTGGTTTTGGCTGCGCCGCGTTGCGTCGGGTTCAGCACGTACGACATGGAATTCACGTCGGCGTCGCCCAAAGCGATTTCCGTTTCCATCGAAACGTATTCGGTGTAGGCGGGGCTTGCGGCGGCGAATTCAACCGCGTTGATGCCGGTTTGCTGCAGCAGGCCCTTCGGTGCGCCAGCTGCGCCAGCGCCGTACAGGACGGCCTTATCCAGCGCCAGCGCCATGATGCGCAGCAAGTCGTTACGCACGATCAGTTCGGCGTCGGGCGTCGATTGCAGCATCAGGCGGCGGGTGATGTCGGTGAATGCGGCCAGGGTCTTGGGACTGAACGACACCTGGTCAATACCCGGTTCGCCTTCGGTCGGCGAAGCACCTTCACCAACCCAGTACGCTTGCGACGGCGAGTTCTGGCGCGGAATATCCACGTTACCAACCAGGCCGCCCATCGTCGTGACGCGCTTCAGCGCCCAGGTGCGGTGACGAAGCAGTTCAATGAACTGGTCGGCCATCAGGGTTGTCGCAATCGCGTTCGCGCCGGCGCCGCTTGCCGGGTTCGTCGTGCTGAACGCGCGGTTCAGAACGTCGGACGGGATCATGATGCCGCGCGATTCCTTGCCGGCCTTCGCCGCTGCAGCGCGCGAGCATTCGAATTCGAACGCGGCGGCTTCCTGATAGGCGCGGTTGTTCGGGTTCGCCAGGGCGCGAACTGCCGTCATGATGCTGAAGCGGCGCGCTTCCTGGTTCGTCAGGCCGATTTCGCCGTCCTGAACCTGTTCGTTCAGCGGGCGCGCTGCGTTGCGCTGTGCGGCGAAATTCGCCAACAGTTCGCGGCGGAAGTCGTCGGGCGTCTTGCCGTCAGCGATGAACTGCAGCGCCTGGTCAACGGCGCCATATTGGCGGCCCATTTCCGTCAGGTCGCGCACGCGGGCGCGTTCGGCGTCCTGGCCGCGCGCTTGCGCCTGGCGCGATTCGTCGCCAGCTTTTTCGAGAACTTCCAGCACCTTCGTGATGCTGCCGTCCTCGCCCACCATCGCGCGGACGAGATTGCCCGACGCGTCACGCAGGATTTTTTCCATTTGTTGAATACCCTTCGGGGTTACGATTGGTTGATTCTGCGTGCGATTGTCCGCCGCAGTTTGGGGCTTTTCCTCTTGTGGGTTCTGCGTGGCGCTTCGGCCTACGCCCACCGTGTCGTCTGCGGGCACGGATACGCCGCTGATTTCGTATGGCATCCAGGCATTCACCTGGAACACGTCCACGTCGTCGCGCTCCTCAATCAGGCGCATGCCGCTTACCATGTATCCAACGGAAATCTTGGTAATGATTCCGTCCGCCATGTCCTGCAGCATCTGTTCGCCTGCAGGGCTCCGGCTAAGGCGAACCGTCGCGCGCCCCTTTCGGTCGCTGTCGATAGTGGCCGTCTCGACAACGCCGCGCATGTCGTCCCAATTGTGATTCCACAGGAACGCGGCCTTGTTTGTCAGGCGCGACATGTCAACGTGCGCAGGATCGTGCGACAGGATTTCTATGCCGAACCAGCGCTGATATTCGATTTCGGAACTGAACGACAGCTTGACGGTGCGCGCGTCCACGTCCACCGCGTCCACATCCATGTCGCGTTGAATTAGTCCGCGCTTCTGAACTTCTGCCAGTGCGCGCGCCAGGCGATCCTGCTGTGACGGTTTCGTACTCATTCTTTCGGTTCCTTGCCCTGGGAAACGTCGCCTTTGCTCGGTGCGGGTTCGGGTGCGGGCGCGACGCCAAAAATGATGTTCACGATGGTTTCCGGTATGCCGGCCGCCTTCATGTCCTCGATGTCCTGCGCGATTTCCGCGAACACCTTTTCGGGGTCGCGCGCTTGCTCGCGGATGACTTGCGACGGCGACGTAAGGCCCGCGCGAATTTCCGTCACCTTCGCCGTCGCGTCCGACTTCGGATCAATCCACGCCCAGCGGCGTCCCTGCCAAATGACTTTCTTGAATGTCGCCAGCTTCGTGGCCGGCAGCGGCTTGCCTTTCGTGTCAGTGATCTTTTCCGACAGCAGCGCGATTTTCAGCCACTCGTTAAAAACGGGCTTGCACAGCACCGAAATTAGCCAGCCCTGCAGCTCTTTCCAGTTGTCGCGTTCGTCCACCTTGCCGTCGCGAATGCTGGAAAAGTTCACGCCTTCCAGGTCGTTCGCCAGGCTGTTGTATGCGACGCCCCAGCCCGTCGATGCGCCGCGCAGCATCGACTTTTGAAACACGGCGAATTCGCCGCTGGGATATTGCGGGTCCCACGGCTGGATGCTCGCGCCGGCAGGCAGTTCGTGGAACGACAGCGGTTCAGCGTTGATCGTGTCCGCCACGTTCGTGTCGTCGTCGGCTTCGGGGCCGAAGCCATCTTCATACTTGATGAACCCCATTTTCGATGCCGATGCGCGCGCGTTCTGCACGGCGGCATCTTCGAAGCCTTGCAAGTGATGCATGCGAAACAGGCCCGTGGCAGTCCACGGAATACCGCGCCGCTGGCTCGCCATTTCCTTGACGAAGCCGTGGATAATTTCGTCAGCAGGTACGCGCACGAAGCCCTTGCCCGCCATGCTGTAGTAAAAATACGCGTCCATTTCGTCCGTGCTGGCGAAGTGGTACGCGACGGGTCGGCCGTAGCGGTTGAACTCGATGCCGTTGCGGATGAAATTGCCTGCGATGCCGAAAGCGTTCGCTTCGTACCGAACCTGCAGGCGCTGCGGGTCAAGCAGCTGCAGCGCGAAGCCGAACGGCCCAGCGTCTGCGCCGCGCACCTTGCGAAAAATGAATTCTCCGTCGCGTGACGCGTGTTCGATGGCGAGCGCTTGCAGCTCGCGCCAGGTCATCGTGCCCGTCACGTCGCAATTGCCAAGCTCGCCCCATTCGGTCCACGCATCTTCGATGGCCTGCGCGGCGTTCTTGTCAATCTTGCCGTTCGCGCGCATCGGCTTGGCTTGCAGCTTTACACCATGCTCGCCCACGATGTTCTGCCGGCAGCGGCGCACGTAGCCGCGCACGTAGTCATTGTTTGACCACTGTTCGCGCGAGCGCGCCACCAGGGCAGGCTGGCGCAGCGTGATGAACTGGTCTGGCGGAAGCGGTATGGCTGTCCATTGGTCGTTCGGGTTGACGACCGACGACTTGAACATGCCAGACAGCATGCGGCCCATCCAGCGGCGCTTCGGCGGCGTATTGGGAACGTCCGCCAGCGCGGCGCGCGTGATGGGCGCGGCTGCTTCGGTGCGCTTGCCGAAAAATGGAATTTTCATTTAGTGAAACTTCACGAAAACGGGGCGGCCGAACGCAGAAGTTTTCTGCGAATTGGTGCGCTCGCGTGCCACCTTGCCGCTGTAGTACGCGCGCAGCTTCAGCAAATCCGCGATGGTCATGCGCCACAGCTCGCGCTCATTGATCTTGTATCGCTGCTGGTCGCGCGTCGCGCGTCCTGCGATGACGGCGTCAAGCGCGGCCAATGCGATTTCCGCCTGGCTGCGACCGTCGTACACGCCAGTGACTGCGGACAGGTCGGCAATCACGGTCAGTTCGCCGCTGCCGGCTTCCATGATCGCAGTGCCCTGCGTGGCGCGCAGGCTGTACCAATAGGTCCCGGCGGCCCAGCCTGACGTGGTAGCGGCAGGCGCGGTGAATAGGAACGCATCGCCCTGCGGCGCGGCAGTCAGATTGATCGCCTGCGGGCCGCGAATGACGGCGTTAAGCCCCCACGTCGTCGCTGGGTATTCGCACAACTCCACGACGGCCTGGAAATCCAGGCCAGCGTTGATCTGGACGGGCAGGGTAGATAGGCAGCGCGGCATCGGTCACCATTTGGTGGCCCAGTTGCCCTTCTGATTTCTCGCCTTCAGGGCACGCTTGGACCGAACAATGCCGCTATTCTCGGTGCGCGGTGCCGGTCGTTCCTCTTGTGGGTTCTGCGTGGGTTTGTTGTCGTTTGCTGCGATTTTTTGCTGTTCTCCGATTTTTTTCGGCGTTTCTTCCGTTTTTCTCGCGATAATGCCGCGATTTTGTTGAGCGAACTGCTGCAGCTTTTCCGCCAGGCGCTTCAGGTTTGGTTGCATTATCTTCAGCGCGGCGAAAGAGTACACTTCAGTGTCCAGCGCTTCGTTTCGCGCCCTGTCTGGCTTTGTCCATTCCCTCTTTGGGTAGCCTTTCACATACCGCGTCACCAGCTTTTCCGCCGTAAGCTGTTGAAAGTATTCGGCGTCTGCATCCTGGCTGAAATGGATATAGCCAGGCCCTGGCGACGGCATGTTTAAACGGCGCATGATTATCAACTTCGCTTCGTCAACGCCTACCAAGAACAGGTCAACCTTGCGCGCATTCTTGCCGGATTGCTTGCGCTGCGGCTTCTCAACGATGGGGCGCCCCCAGCCTGCTACGCCCTTCACGCCGAAGATGCGGCGCCCAGTCTTTCCGCGCAGCCAGTCGTATGCCACCTGGGTGTATGAGTTCGTGCCGCCAGTATCCAGGCACGCGCCGCCGATGCGCAGCATGGCGCCGCTTTCGTGCTCGAATTCTTCGTTCAGCACATCTTCCAATTCCTGCCAGACTTCCGGCGCAAGCGGATCGCCCCACAGGACGTAATACGCAATGCGCCAGGACTCTTCCCCAACGCCCCACGCCTTCACCTTAACTTCCAGGCGGTCCTGCTGCGCGTCTATGCCGGCAGATAGCCAAACGCCGCCCATCGGAACCTGCGCGCGGTACACCTCGCGGCGAGCCATCAGGGTGTTCGGGTCGGCCTTGTCGCCGCGTTCTTCCCAAGTTTCCGCCAAGGAAACGTTCACGAAGGACTGAAGGTCGCCAACGGCCAGCTTATCCAGATACGATTGCACGATATCGCGCAGGCGCCTGAACGTCGAAAGCATCTCTGGGGCATGAAAACTCGCGTGGCCTTTGAACGGCTTTGCTGCTTTCCAGCCGTGGCCGTCGCGCTCTGCGTTGCGAATTGCCCCGATCCGGCGTCCGTCATCCCAAAGAACTCCGCACGCTTCGCAGCTGTACATCGCAGTTTCTGGCTGGTGCTCTTGCCCGATATCTTCGTCAGCGTCAGCGATGTCGGTAGATTTGCGCCCCGTCCAGTGAACGCTGGACCACTTCAGATACTGGCCTTCGCCGCAGTCAGGGCAGGGCACATAGAAGCGCCGCTGGTCACCTTCCTGGAAGCCGGTTTCGATGCGGGATGCACCCTTAATGGTTGGTGTGCTGCTGCGAAGCATAAGCCGCTGGTCGCCAAAGGTCGCGGCGCGCTGCCCCAGCAGTTCAACGAAATCGCCTTCGGCAGTAGGCGGCATTCCGTCTACTTCGTCAGCATGAATTACAGGGGCGGAGCGTCCGCGAGCCGTTTTCGGTGAGCCGGCCCACGCCGTCATCAGCCATCCACCGACGTACGAAACGATTCGGGAATTGTTAACGCCGTGCCTGCTGCGTGGCTTTGCCATCAGCATGGAAATCGCGGGATTAGCCTCAATCATCGGCTTCATCTTCGTTTCCATGAACGTCTGCATGTCGCCCTGCGACGGCTGAGCGAAAATTTGGCTGCGCGGTTCGTGCGCGATAAAGAACCCGACCGCGCACTGCATCGTAAGCGTCTTTCCGATCTGGGCGCCCGTCATGAAGTCTGCCCGCAGTACGCCTGGCTCTTTGATGACGTTGACCATGCCCCTTTGGTAAGGTGCATTGTCGAAATTTATCGGCCCGGGGATGGCGTTACCAACCGGGATTACCACGTTATTTTCAGCCCACTCAGATGGCAGCATATCCGGCGGCGGCACCAGGTGAACGGCAGCGGCGCGCATCGCGCCTACCACCGCATCCAGGTTTGAGAATTGGCCGTCATCTTTCATAGGCGAGCGACCCATTCGCCTGGCTGGGTGAAAACCATCCGGTTTTTCTTCCCCATGTTCATTGCTGCCGGAATAACCTGCAGGTTATTCCATACGTGCAAGCCGCATACCGTTCTGCCAATCAGCGGAAGCATGTGGTCAACGTGCCACGATATGCCCGTGCATCGCTCGCGCATAGCAGTAAGGCCGGCCGCCTCAAGCGCAACCAGCGCGGTAAGCTCGACGCTCCACGCGGCAGCTGCGTTTTGCTTCTGCGCGCGTCGCTTGATGTGTTGCGCTTTGCGCTTTTCTGGGTTCCTTGCAGCCCATTCTCGGGATGCTGCGCGACGGGATTCGGGGTCGGCATAGTATCGCTCGCGGGACTTTGCGGCTTGCACCCCCTTATTCTTCTGATAATGCCCCCGCATCTTCTCGCGTTCTGCCTCAGGGTTCGCGATGTATGCCGCCATCCTGCGCGCGATGTACGGCGTAGGGTCCGCCGCGTAGCGCGCCTTGTGCTTTTCCTTGGCGCATTGCGTGCATGTTTCGCTGGCGGTCTGCCTCAGGGCGATATGTCCGCGAAGGCATGGGTTGCCCGTGAAATATGTTTTCAAGCCAAGCGTCTTGGCCTGAGCGCGCGAGATTACTTCAGGCGTCGTCTGCATCTTCTTCTTCGTCGTCATCCAGCGCCAGGTCTGCCTTAGCGGATTGCTCAAGCGCCAGCGTTAGTTCGGCCCGCAGCTTTCGTTTAAACTCAGTCTCGTTCGTCTCGCCCAGAAGCTGAAGAACCGCCCGCTGCGGCACGTTCATAATGTTCTGGCGAATAGCCGCCATCATAGCAGCCTGCACGCGCTCAAACTCACGGACAGGGGCAACCACACCCTTTTCTTTCGCCAGCGCGAGTTCGGCCTGCTCCATCTTTGCGCGCGCGGTGCGCTTCTCGATTTCCGCCAGGTCATCAACGGCGCCCCCAGCTGCTTCGGCTTGTCGCTGCGCGTACCACCGTATTACATCTGCCAGGTCGAACGACCATTCAACGCCGCGCGCGCCGCGCTGAACGACGGGCATTCCATCTTTCACCCACCTATCAACGGTCGGCAGGCTTACGCCCATGTGTTCAGCCAGGCCGGAACGGTTCAGTTTCACGCCCATGCTATCGCTTCGCCGTAATCATAACTTTTGGTTATTAAGCGGTCCCAGTCATGCGATGGCGCGGCGAGCATGTCACCGCCCACTGCCGCCCCGGGGAAGGACCCACGCCGGTGCACCATCTGGGCGTTTGTCAACCCAACTGTTGCTGGATTGCGACGATATAGAGTCATGTACCTAATCGATGCTCGTCTGCGTCCGAAAGAAAAAGCGCGCATCCGATTGCCCAGATGCGCGCTCATCACTGAAACCGTGCGTTGAAAACTATTTCAGTTAAGCCGGCGTGACAGTCGGGCTAGCAACGGTCGATGCTAGCGCCGCGCTCGCCGTGCTGGCTGCGCTCGAAACTGCACTGGTAGCCGACGACACAGCCGCAGCAGTGGACGGTGCCACAGTCGAGACAACACCAGCGAACGCATTGAAAGCAGCTTTCGCCACGTTGATGAACGCAGCGATGGCGGCTTCCAAACCGTTCGACCAGGTCAATCCGATCTGCGCCGCAATCGCCTTCGTTGCAGCCATGACCGAATTGAACTTGGTCTGGCCGCCGATTTGCGAAGTGCCATACGCCGTTTCAGCAGCCTGCATCAGCTGCGTAACGTACGGCTTCAGCACGTTGAATTCCGTTTCGACTTCTTCGGCTGCCGTGAATACGGCTTCGACTGCCGAAACGATGGAAAGAAGAGAAATCATTTTCGAATCACCTATCAGTTGATTAGCCCGCGCGCCCTGAGAGTTTGCAGGCAGGTTCGTGTCGCGGCGCGCATCTTCTTTTCCAATCCAAACGCGCCGCTGGTCTGGACTGCCCAAACGACTTGCATCGTTCGGTCGTTCTTCAGTGCTGCCACTTGTTCGTTCAGCGGCATCGTCTCTAACGCTGCATCGTCCGTCAGTAGCGGATACGCCCCCAGCGTCACATCGGGCGTATCTTCCGAGCAGCTAATTGTCGGGACCAGCTGATGCGTTTGCGCGATCGATTGCGTCATTGATTGCGGATTGCTGGTCGCGCACGCTGTCAGCGTCACGCACATCAGCAGCACCAGCAGACTCGTCAGTGGTCGCATTTTGGATATCCTCATTCACTTGCTGCGCCGTATCGCGCGAAACCTGGGCAGCCGTGGCGCCGATCTTGTTTTCGGTCGCAACAGCGTTCGCCGTGCCATCTACTGGCTGCGACGATTTTCCGAACAATCCTTTGCAGAGATTGAACAGCCCATTCAGGATCGAAATAACGGTGGCAACGATTGAGAGCATTTTTAGCCCCTGTCGTATTGTTCAAGGTTGTGCGAGCGCATCAGGAAAATCAGCGCACTCGCATAATTCGGGTCGGTCGCATATCCAGCCTGAGCAATGCGCGTCACGAACTGTTCAGCGGTCGTCGTCAGGAATGCCGACGCATAGCGCTGATTGCCGCGCAGAAACGCCGCATGGTCATCGACACTGCCAAGCCAGGACGTGTACTTGCGAAACGGCGCATTTATCGCAATCGTTTTGCCGTTCACGACTTCATGCGTCAGCATCGTGATGGTTTGCCCATGCCACGATGGATCGGCCTTGATGCCGAACAGATTGAAACCCTGCGTCGCGAGCGCTGAACCACCCCATGCAGATTCAAGAATTGCCTGCGCCAGCGTCACGCTTGCTGGCACTTTCGCTTGCGCCATGCACAGCTTTGCAGATGGCGCCACGGCAGCGAGAAAATCAGCTGGCTGCATTGTCGCCACCCGAAACCGAAACCTGCTTCACGCATCGGCTGATGCCATACGTGAAAGCCAGAAAGACAGCGACGACGCCAAGCATCCACGATGGCACACGCGCGTAATACTCGGGATGCACTTTCGCCAGCCACGCAAAGCCGCCCAGCACAGCCATCGTGAGCATGTAAGCGTGCGTGCTATACATGCGCCAAAAGAAACGCGCTTCGTCAATGAACTTCATGCGGCCCCCAGTGCATCGTCATCGTCGCGCGCATGCTTGTGATGCCGCTTAACGATGCCTTTATCTTCCAGGAAGGGCCGCACGATATCGCGCCAGATGTGCCGCGCGAACAAATACACGGTAAGGCAAAAGGCCGCGAAACTCGCAGCCTCAGACCATGACGTAACGCCAATCATCGCCCACAAGCCGGCGATTTTAAGCAGCAGGTTTCCCCCGGTATCGGCTTGTGGATGCATTGACAGCGCGCGCCCTTCGTTTTGATGGGGCATTGTCATTCGCTGCCACGGGTGAATCCTCTTGTGGTTTCTGCAGGCGTCGAACCGCATTCACGGTTTCGCGCGAGACGCAAAAGATCGCCGATATGTGCGCGACTGAAACGCGTTCCTGCAAATAACTATCGATCATCCTATCTCGATAGTTTCTGTAAATCTCAGAGCAATTCGCCGGCTGCAGGATTTCGCCGCCGAAATGTCGGCACATCTTCACCGCGTCTTTGTATCCCAGGATGCGCACCAGTTCGTGCTGCAGCGTCAAACGTGAAACGGTCGGCACATAGAGCATCACGCGAGACGACTGCTTACCCGGCGCACCAGCAACACATCGCGGTAATTGCCCGATCAGATACAGGGCGCGTTCACGTCCGATCACGTCGGCTATTTCTTGTACGCTTCGCGGTAATCGCATGTCATCCCCGTTAATTACGTCGTTTTGTCAACGTGTGGGATTTTACATGCTTCGCGAATTGAGGGACAGCGCCTGGGACCAACTTTGGGACCAAGGGACAAGTGGGACAACGATTCCTAATGAGTATGTGGGCTATGCTGTATGCATATACAGTGTAGCTCTATAGCCCATTATATTGTTTTATTATCTTGTCCCATATAGTCCCAAGAGCCGCAAAGCATTACTGGTATTGGGTTTGCGGTGGGACTATCGAAAAAATCTGTTGTCCCATCTGGGACTAGAGTTAGCCCCAGGCGTAAAAAAGCCGGCCGAAGCCGGTTTCTCGCTCGCCGCATCGCGCTGGATGCTACTGCTTGATAACGAGTATGTAGCACTGCATGCCGCCGTACCCCTGCTCGACGGTCACCGCTTGCCCTTGCAGGCCAGCCGTGGACGCCGCAGACAGGTCGAACGCGATAGTGACGGCGCCAGTGTGGTGCTTGATGTTGAACGACGAATCGATAGCCATGTGATGCATTGAAAGCGTGACGTTCGTGCCGCGTATCGGTTGCACTTGCTCGGGCCATGCCTCGTTCGTCGTGCCGATGGCGAAGGCGCGATCAATCTGCACTTCGAAATCGTAGTTGCTGGTGATTTCCGCCTGCACGTCGCAGTGGATCACGTCGCTATCGACAACGTTCGGAATCGTCACCGAATAGACGCTGGCGAAGTTGTACGGCGAACCCGTCGTAAGCGGCAGCTGCGTGGTCATTTCGCCGCCAGACGAATAGATGCCGCTGTCCACCGTCGTGGCCCGGTACTTGAGATTAACGGCCATCGGGCCAGCTGGCTGGCTGTCTGCCTGTGCGGGCGTCGATATGGCGCTTGCTGCCTGTTCAGCCGCGCCGCCGCCACCACATGCAGAGAGTGCCGCGCAGAGCGCAAAGGCCCCCGTGATTGCTGCGAGTTTTATTGATTTCATGATTGTGGTTTATCAGATTGGCGAAGAATTGCGCGGGCGAAGTCGCGCAGCTGCGGCATCAGTTCGCCGTTGTGAATGTCGCCGCGCATGACCCACAAGGCGTCTATATGCTCATCCGTCAGCGCTTTCGACTCGCTGGCGGGTGGCGTATGCAGCCAATACGGGTTTCCTTCAGCGTCAATGTGTTTGTAGAAGCGCGGCTCGCTGGCGGGGTGGGTGTAGACGACGCGAGCGCGCGTTGGATCGCCGTGCGTCACGCACTGGTCGTAGCGATCCTTAGAAACGTCGTCCCATCGTCCGAATACGCCTTCGGTCTTGATCTGATAGATAGGCTCGCCTGCCGCCGCCTCGGAGCCTGCGGATAGGGCGGCTTCGGCCTTCATCGCTCGACGATGCATGGCGTCGAACGCATCGCGCCACTTGCGAATTCGCGCATGCCAATCCTGCTCACCCGCCGCCTCGGATGGGCGAGAGAGGGCGGCGCGGGATTGCCAGCAGGTCCATAGCGACTGAAGATACGGTGCAGTCAACGTGTACCCATCACCCCTACGCAAGGCGACTATGTCGGCAATGGGCGCTGAAACCCTTTGCGCGTACCACGCTTCGAATGCAGTGCGCTCGGCAGTCGCATCCGTGAGGGTCGCTGCAGCGAGAGAGTCGATTATCGATTCTGCCAGTTCGAACGAATCGACGCTGCCGTCATGAGACTTATGCTCATCGATTAGTGTTGCCCATGCAAGCTTGTTCTTAAACACTCCCCCGTCCCCGGCTGGCGCGTCCGATGCCGAGGGGTGGGCGCTCTCGGCTTGCGGCGTGGGAGCGGCGGCAAGCATGGCTCTCCACATGAGGCGCCTATTGTCCTCGTATCCCAGTCCGGTTCCGACGGTGAATTGCGTGGCGTCGGCCTGAAGCATTTCCCTGGTGGGCTCAATCGGTACGAGCCTGAACCCCGATACCGCACCCTCAGCGGCTTGGGCGGCCTGCAGCGCAGTGCAAAGCTTCAGCGTGATCTTGTCAGAGAACGTAGCCGTGCCGCGCTCAATGCGCGCAGTCATCACAGAGGCCAGGTCGGCAATCACCTTTGCGTCGAATTCCGATGCTGCCTGCGCTTCCAGCAGCTCCCGCGCATAATGCGCCGCCTGCTTCGAATGATCTTCCATCACGCCTCCGGTTGACTCAAAAAATTGACGCTGCAGACAATCCAGGCGATGAACCCACCAGCCAGCGCTGCAGCGACATGCGAAACAATCAGCAACTCCATCATTTAATCCGCCCCCATCATCGTCACGCGAACCCGCGCATGTTCACCAGGGCGATATTTCACGCGGGCACGTTCGACAGCCTGGATGCAACTATCAGCGCGAACCGTGCCCACATAACGCGCGCCGATGAAAACGCGGTATTCGTTCATGTCATTTGCGCGAGCGCGCAGCCGGTTTCTTGTCCTTCGGCCAGCCTGCTGCAGTCAGGTCCGCGACCAGGTTCGCCACGACGGGCACGCTTCGATCAGTCGGCGCGTCGGGGTCGGGCAGGTACTTCGCGAACTCTGGCAACTGTTCGTGCGCCTGCTTGACGGTCGTGCAGCTGTAGATGACGGCATGCAGTTTCGAGTGAAGCGCTGTACGTGCGTCGTCCTGTTCTGTGTCCAGACGCGCCATTTCTTCAATGGATGCCCAGAAGTCGCCGTCCGCCTGCATCTGCTTCATCGTTTCATTGTCATTGTGCGAAACGACCGAAACGTTTCTGAGGCGGCCCGGCATCTTCCAAATAATGTCAGTCTTGAACCAGTGCCCGAAGTCCTTATGCAGCGCCTTCAGCTTCGCCGGCAGAAGGTCAATCGCTTTCTTTTGCAGCGCGACGCGTGCGCGTTCCCTGTAATCGATCATGGGAACATCGTTCATCACGGCACTGATGAATGCGTCACGTTGCAGTTTGGTCAGCTTCATTTTTATCCTTAGTGTCTGCCAGCATCCGGCTGGCGCGGGTTGGTTATGCCTGTGCTTGCGCTGCCGCTAGTATGGTCGCCATAAGGCGATAAGAGCCAGTTAGGTCTAGAAACTTCATTGCGGCGCCTTGCGCATCGTAAGGCTTGTCGCGTTCCAATTTATCGGAAACTGCGCCGACGCACTCCCAAGAACGGGGCGCATCCAGACCCATAGCGCGGCATGCGTCGTACCCGACTTGACGGGCCGCACTCGATATCGGCTTACCCATTGCGTCGAATGGGTCCATCTTCGGTTCTGTTGCTTGGTTTATATGCTCTGCCATGGTGCCCTCTATTCGTGATGTTCGTTTCAGTGAAATCATTTTCTTCTTTCTTCACACGCGTGAATATTTGATTTTCACTATCGCCATCACGCCGCCGATTGCTTTTGCTTACGCTGCTCCCAAATCGCCAGGATAGTAGCTTCCAGCCGCTTCACCTCCGCTTCACCACGACGCTGCAGCACGCCGTCAACGTCGCGTTTGCGCGCTGGGTCCCATTTGCCCCAAAGGTAATCCTGGCGCTGGCGCTTAGATGGCATGGCAAGCACGGTGCGGGCTTCGCATTCGTGGCGGTGTTCCTCGCTGTAGTTCGACACTTCGCTGCCATCGTGAAGGGTCACTGTGCGTTCGTTAGGGCGCATGACGGTTCCCCTTCGCGCGGTTTGCCCTCATAGTTGTCACCCGAAGATTCCATGGAACATGCAGCCCGCACACATTGTCGCCTTGCAAAGGGATGATGTGGTCTACCTCGTGCGCCATGCCGGTTTCCGTCGAAAGCCTGACCGCCTGGTCATATATGGCAAGAATCAGCATCTTATGTTCGTCGGTCAGCCACGGCGGCGTCGCGCGCAGTTTTCGGGCGCGGCGCCTCGCAAGCTTTGCGCGCAGAATGTGCTGTCTGGACTGCGCGTATCGCTTTACGTGTTCTGCGTGCCTGGTCGGGTTCGCCTTTCTCCACGCCGCAGTGCGCCGCGTAACCGCTTGCCTATTTTTGGCTGAATACGCCGCAGCGCTCGCGCGCACTTGCTCGCGATTGTTCGCGATCCACCGGGCATCACGCTCGCGAAATTTCTGCGGATCTTCCATCCTGCATCTGGACATGTCGGCGCTGGCGCACTGCAGGCACGAACCATTCGACGTTTTGCGCCGCGCAACATGTCCATTTTTGCACGGCTTGCCCGTGAAGTAGTGCGATAGACCTTGCTTCTTCGCGATTGATCGCGAGAGTTTAGATTGGGGAATCGTCACCGAACCCCCTCGATTTTCTCGCGACAGGCGGCATTTTGAAAACGCGGCGCGACCCGGTTTTCCTAGAGTCGGCGCCGGTCAGTTTTTTAAGAACGGTGCTGCAGTGGGTGGCCTGCGCCTTATTCGGTTTGTCATAACCTATTTCTGAAAGCACCTCGCTGGCCGTCATGTCTCGATAGCCTATGCCAGCAAGGGCTTGCCAGTCGAAATGGGCCGCGATCATTTCTTCAACAGGGTCCACGGCTTCATGGTCCGTGTTCAGGTCGTTGACGCCCTTTTGTTCGTCATCCAGCAGCCAGTGCTGTTCGCCGCGTTCGAAATGTGTCAGTAATTCAGCCCATACCTGCTGCACATCGATGGTGTGTCTGTAGTTCACGGACAGAACGGGGACGGTCCACCAGCGACGGTTGCCGCTTGTATCCACCAGGTAGCGGCCCTCGTTGACCGATGCGAAAAACACGGTGCGGCGCTGATACTCTGACTCGACGCGGTCATACGGACGGCGCAGCTTATCGACGGCCTGCGTCACAAACGATTTCAGGCGCGCAATGTCCGACTTGCGAAACGTCGCATCGAGTTCGCCCAGCTCCACCAGCCAATGAGAAACCGCGTTCACAACGGTGTCTTTATTGTTCGGGTCCAGCGTGGCGCCTTCCAGGACAACGCCCATATCTTCGGGCACTAGCGCTTTTACCCAGCTGGTTTTGCCCTGGCCTTGCGGACCCGTGAATACCAGCACGCCGTGCGACGTGAAGCCGAACGGTTTAAACAGCGCCGAGACAGCAGACAGCAGCCAGCGGTAAATCAGTTTGTTTTTCAGCGTGGCGTCGCCGTCCACTGTCACCGTGTCAAGCAGCGCCTGGATGCGCGGCGTACCGTCCCACGGCTTCGACTTAATCCAGTCGCATACCGGGTTGTACGTGTTTCGGTCGGCCAGCACCTTGACGTAATCGGCCAGCATCGACTGTGGCATGCGGTTGCGCGCGCAAATGCTGTTCAGTTCGGCCAGCGCGACGTTCGCGCGATTGTCCAGCGTGCGGCCTCTGCGGCCGGGTATGTTCAGCTCGACTTGCTTGCGCACCTCGTTGTAACGCGCGGTGATGCCGTATTCCCCAATCACATATTCCAGGTTTTCTACCGTGTTAATCGGCTGCCCCTTGTCCGACAGGTGCGGGAAGCCAAACGGGTTCACGGCGGCGTCCAGCGCCAGGTGCTTAGGCTGCGGCGTGTTGTCGTTCGCCGGTTCAGGCTTTGGCAGCACTGCATTGATTTGCGCGCGCACCGCGTAGATGCCTTCACGCTGGTGCAGGTCATTGAAGTCAGTCGGATTGCCGTCCAGGTCCGCGAATTCAGGGATTGCCACCAGCACCCGCGCCGGGATCGCTTCGGCCGTCTGGCGCGCATACGTCACGCCAGGGTTTCCCACGATGTGCGGATTTTCCGCCGTCGGCACCGTCCAGCGGTCATTGTCGGCCGCCACCAGGATTGTTGCAGCGGGCCAGCGGCGGCGCAGTTCGTGCGCGACGGGCTTAATGTTGCCGGCGTCGAACGTGCAGACGGTAAAGTGCCCCGTTGCCTCAAAAACGCTCGCGCCAGTCGCATAGCCTTCGCACAGCACCACGATGCCATTGCCAGCTGGCGGCGGCGTGCCGATGGAAAACCAGCAGCCGCGTTTTTTGCCACCAGCCAGGAAATCCTTGTCGCGCCCGATGACGGGGTTCACGTTCCCGAAGATGGCCTGCAGACTGACAATCTGGCCGCTGGCGTCGATGATCGGCACCAGCATGGCCTGGTTTCCGTTCATCCACTGGGCCGTGCGCAGGCCGTAGGATTTGACGCCCTTGCGTTCCAGATACGGGTGCGTGTCGCATTCCGCTGCGCCATCCCACATGCGGCGCGCTTCGTCGGCGACAGCTGCGTGCATCTGGCGCTGGCGTTCCTCACGTTCAGCGCGTGCTCGCTCGATGCGCGCATTGATTTCTGCGCGCTCCACACTGGTCAGTTCGGCTTCTGCTTTCGCGCACCAGGACGATTCAATGCCGCGCTTCCAGCAGCCGAACGCGCCGGCCGGAATATTGTCCACGTGCAGGACATACCAGCCGTTCTTCGTGCGCGGCGGGTCGCCGTCGATATGGAAGCGATTGATATCGCCATCGGCTTCCAGCTTGTCGTCGGTGCGCAGCCCCACTGACGCCATCGCGGCGCGAAACTGGTCAACGATATCGGATTCGTGCAGCTCTGCCGGTTTATTCACGCAGCCACCCGCGCGGCCAGCGTCAACTCAAGAACGCGGAGGGCATCGGCGGGAATGGTTCGCGCAGCATAGGTGCAGCGCCACACGCGAACCGTTTGCGGCGCGCGCTGCAGGATTTCCCCCACGGCTGCGCAGTCCAACTTGTGCGCCTTCATCAGGTCGCGCAGCTTTTTGGTTTTTTCGTCCATTTTTATTGTCTGGCAAGTGTCTCGCGAAGGCGATTATTTTAACATCGCGCCTTCACGGTTGTGAATTTACCCGCGTATCAGGATGCGTCACCGTACATCACCGCGATAAACGGATCGCGGAACGGTTTGATGTCGGCGGCGCGTCGTTTGGCATCGCGCGCCATCCGTGATTCGACGGGGTCGGCGTCGGGGTCTCGGAGGGCGAAACAGTGCTGATGTGAATTTTGTTCTGTGCGCGATACCATGCGCGTCGCTTCGCCCGCCTTCGCCAGGCTGTTCAGCATGCGCTGCGCTTGGTTTTTGGTGCAATTGCACGCGTCCACCACTTGCGCCACGGTGATCTCGTCTCGCGTGCGCAGCAGCTGGCGGATTTGCTCAATGTGCGGGTTTTCATCGCGATGAACCGACAGCAGCGTGGCTTTGCGCTCGATCAGCTGCTTAATGAATGCGTCGCGCGTTGACTCTTTGAGAAACGAACGCGTCTGCGTGTTGCCCGCGTCCCTGAACGCGTGAAATTTGACGACGTACATTGAGTGCCCAGATGGTTATTAAATGCGTGCTGGGGATCATACGGTATGCGCAACAGTGAATTTCGTTTGTATTTTCTAATCGGGCTGCTGCGCCGATAGCCGCGCCTGCGAAGTCGTATGAAACCCGCGACAGTGGGCGCACGAATACGCACGAACCGGCACGCGGTCGCCATCGGTATGCAGCCCCTGGATTCGCATCACGTCTGCAGTGGCTTCGTCCCAGCTGCGATACCGGGTTTTGATGCAAACCATTTCACCGTTCGGCAGGCGATAGCCAACCACCTTGCGCTGCATCACAACCAGCGCGGCGCGGGCATCCGTTATCAGATGCGCCAGCGCCTTGCGATACTTACGCCCGCGTCCGTGGTGCTCGCGTTCGATGCGTGCGCGGTGACGCGCGAAGGTGGCGGCGTTCACGTCAGCGCCCCGTGCGCTTCGTCGGCTCGTACAGGCCCTTAAGCGCAATCTTGCGCATGTCATCCAGGTGTCGTTCGGTAGCCGCCAGGCTCCCCGCGCTTCCGGTTCCTTCGGTAGGACGTAGCCCGCAGTGCCACAGTTCGTCCATCAGAAGCTGTGCCGCGTGCATCGTCAGCGATAGGAACGGTGCGTGATGCTGGCCTGCGAAGTTATCTTCTGTAATCGTCTCCATAGTTACCGGCTGCGCGATGGCGTAGCGGGTACCTTCGCCGGCTTGCTGAACCAGGTGCAGGCTTACGCCGTTCTGCCACGGCTGGCGTTCAACATAGATTTTCGTTTGCATCATTTCCCCTTAGCCCTGGCAATCGTAGCCAGCGCATCTTTCACAGAGCGCCAAATATCCGCGAAGCCCCCGTGATGATTTACCGCGCGCAGATACGCGGCTTGTTTGTCGGTAGCGCGGCCAGTCGATGATTTCACATCGGCGGCCACGTACACGCCCAGCGTAGTGCCCACATCGTCCTGGCTGATAAGACGCGGCGCCAGGCCGAACAGGTCACCGAACCCTGGCGGCAAACCCGTGTCGAATGGGCGCGGGTTTTTAATCAGCATGTCGCCGTTAGGCAGTTTGATGCAGTCCGTGCCCGTCCACGCCCGCCCGACGTTTGCCCTAAACAACAGGCATTCGCCAGCCAGCGCGTTTCGGATTTCGTTTTGAATGCGGTGTTCGGTCATGCCGATGGCTGCTCTGCAAGTCCGCGCCAGGTTCGGTTCTGCATACCGGCAGGCTCTTTCACTTGCGCAGCGACTTCCGGGCTCGATCTAGGCTTCATCCACTGCTTGCCGTCCCACATGCAGAACCATCCGTGATCGCGGAATATTGGGGAAACGGTGTCATACACTCCGACATGAACCGGCTTCGTTTCGCTTGGAAACCAGGGTGTTTTCTTGGTATTCACTTCACATCCTCAATATCAGTCTGCGCAGCCTTCGCCGCATTCTCGCGCACGCGTTCGTCCTGATGCTTGCGCGCCCCGTCCGCCAGTGCAGCAGCCTTGACCAGTTCGGCCAATGCGCCCGCGCTGATGGTAACTTCCGCGCTCGCATACTGCGCGGGATTCGTTTCTGCCTGCGTGATCTTAACCCGCGCATCGCTCGTCAGTTCGCCGACAAACCATTTCAGCGATGTTTCGAGTTCATCCACTACTTTGCGCGGAAGTGCCTTGCCTTGCATCGTGCCGGCCGTCACCTTGCCGCGTGCGTTCTTTGCGGCGCCGGCCAGGACCGTTCCCGCCTGGTCGCCGTGCTTGCGGACCAGCTTCACGGCTTCAGCGGCCGATACCTCGCCAGCACCTACAGCGCGCTGAACGTCGCTGTTCGCGTCCGCCAGGATAAGCAGCTGGGCCACGTGTTGGGGTGTCTTGCCGACTTTCTGCGCAATGCGCGTATTGTCCCAGCCGAATGCGCGCAGGCGTGCGTATCCGTGCGCGACTTCGATAGGCGATAGGGCGCGGCCTGCCGCGCTGGTGATGACGCGCGCCACGCGGTCGGCGTCATTGCCTTCGAACGCGACGATGGGCACCCATACTTCGCCGTCGCGATCAGCGAGCGGGGCGCCGCGCTCGATTGCCAGACCGATGGCGCGCTTGCGGCGGTGGCCGTCCACGATGAACACGCCGCCAAGGTCGCGCGGGCGCACTTCAAGCGCGGGATACTGGGCGCCTTGCTCGATGTGGTCCGCCAGCGCTTCGATGCTCGCCTGGAAGTCGGCATCTTCGATGCGCAGATTGAAGCCGGGTTCTTCGTATAGGTCCTGATATCGAACGCGCATGGCGTCTGCGCGCTTGATTTCCTTCGCCAGGATCATTTGTTTAAACGTCGTCATGCTGCTTGCTCCATATTTGACGCCACCATGGCGTCATGTTGATCTTGGGTCATATCCCGCGTCCAGAAATCCGCATCGCCGGGGAATCGCCCCGTGCCGTCCTTCCGATGCCAGCAGTAAAACGAGCCGCGCCGATGGGGGAAGTGATACGCCGCGCAGTCGCATCGCATCGCCGTCGTGTCGCGGTTCGTCATCCATTTGTCTATGCGGTAGTTCTTCTTTCCGCATGTCCTGCATGGCGGGTACGAACGACGGTCGTATTTCTCGGGATGCAGTTTCAGCACACGGCGCGCATCACAGTGCCTGCATCGGCAGTGAAAGCGCGCCACCTTAAAAACGGGCCGCAGCCAGGGCGCCGTAGACGACGACGATGCACGCTGCAGCAACGCAAATCAGAAGCCCGCGCACCAACCGATTGCGAGCGCGATCAATGCCACACATACAGGCCGCGCAGATAGACAGCAACGCGATGATGTACCAAGTAAGGTCCATGACGTGCCCCGGCTGAATTGTTGGTATTGTTAGTTACGCGGCGCGAAGCATTTGCCGGGTTTTCCGGTGCGCGTTTTTGGCGGTGATGCGGCGCGCGTACAGATTGGAGAAGTAGGAATCGACGGCGGACGGATGGCGTTTTGTCAGGGTGCCTTCGCTGGCAGCGCGCGCCAGCTTCGTGCCTGCCGGGTTTTGCACGTGGCGCATGCCCTTCTTCGTGGCGCGGTCGCGGGCGCGAGGTGCTTGCTTCGGCATCTCTTCAGTATTCAGGACGATATGCTTGCTGCTTGCGGCTGTAGAGGCTGCGGCCATTGCCATACCTGCAATCGCGCCAATGATATTCGTTTTCATTTTTTCTCGACTTGTCAATGTTGCCCGCTGCAAATCAGCGAGTGAAATGAATTCTGCCCGCATAGGCGGGCAGATGACAAATCGTGAAAGTAAATCGCTTTGCGTGATACGATTAATCGTACCTATGAATCTAACAGAACCTTCACGCGCTGGTGCGTCGCTTCGATTGCGGCCGGGGACGCGATGAACTGGCCGATGAACTCGCGCGCCGGCTGGATGATGGCGGCGTGGTCCTTCACCTGAATCTTGACGTTCTGCTGGGCCCGCGCGTCGTACACGCGCCAGCCACGCGTGAACAGGTCCCACTTGTTCGCGTGATCCACGCGGCCATTCGACATCTGGCGCAGGAACGCGTTCGCGACTGGCGGAAGATGGTCATAGTCCAGTCGAACCATGCCCACGAAATTCGCGTTCACCATGTGCGCGTCCTCGCCCATCGCGACGCGGATAGCTGCAGCTGCGACCATCGGCGCCGACGTGATGCCGCGCCGCATATGCCGGCCGCCCTTGCTGATGGCGCTGATGATCGGCCCGAACGCTTCCAGGTATGGCCTCAGGACGGCTTTGTGCCTGGTGGACTGATGCATGTACGCAATGAAGGTGCAGGGCTGCGCCACGAACCTATCGACGGCGTACACGTCAGCCGTCGTGCGGTTCATTCCCACGTCAATCATCAAATGGCCGTAGTGCTCTGCGTTGACGCCATACGCCACGGGCATCGTGACCGTGACGCCAGACTTGACGATTGCCAGTAGCCGGTGCTGGCCGTCCACCAGGTCGCCCTGGTCATTCAGCGCCAGCCCCTGGTGGGTCGATTGGAATTGCCCAGCCTGCATCACGGCAGCCAACGCGGTGACGTGCCCAGGCCGCACTCTGCGGTTCGTTGCGTTGCGCGCAAGGTACTCACGTGCAAGGGCCGGCGTCACATTTACGATTTGGATTTCCATCACAACTCCTAACATGGGGTTTGGTGACACCATGTTAGAACGTTTACGGACGTGAATACTTTGGAAAGTTTGTAAATGTGTGTGTCACCGCACGTTAGGCGGCTGCTCCACGCCGTCGTCCACCGAAAACGTTCTGCGCCCACTTCATCGGCATTTTGTAGCCGCGCCGTTTGCCAAGCGCCACAAGCTCATCCAGCGTTTTCGCGTCGGCTTGCTCGCGCTTCAGTTTCTCGCGTTGCTCGCGCTTCATGTCGTCGGTCATCTTCACCAGCTCGCCTTCGCCGACTTCGATTTCCTTGACTTCGGCGAGCAAGATTTTCTGGCAGTGCGGGCACGCGGGCGGCAGTGGGCGGCGTATCTGCATGAAACAGCGGTCGCATGTGACTGGCGGCGGCGGCCCGTTATCGTTCGCGGCCTTCTTCGTCGCGCGCCCTTCCAGCGTCCAGTCGCGGTCATCGTCTGGGAAGCCGTGGCGCCCGCTGTTGCCGGCGTGGTCATTGATGATGCCCGGCGCGCCACCCTTTGGTCGC